CGAAAACAACACCATCATGTTGCCAGTCCACCAACATGACATCTTCACCATCCCATGTCACATATCCAACACCATGTGAATGTGCATAGTCAGCACCCATTTCTTCCACCTTGCCTTGAAAGATGGCAGCGGCTTCTTCTGGGTCAACTGGAATGCTGGTGGAAATGCCACGCATCAACATCACAACCAGTTCAGTGATTCTTTTATCTGTTAAACTCATAGTGACAATCTAACACAAAACATGAGGTTTTTCATATGCCAACAATCAATGTTCCAAAACGAATCCAAATGATTGCCAATCGTGCAATCGAATACAATATGTCATTGCCAATCTCAAAGCGCGCTGCATACAAAGAAGACAACAACAAGAAGATTCCTGGCACTGGAATGCGAACTGCCAAAAGACTTGCCAGTGGTGCAGTTGATTTGGAACAGTTGCGTTTGATGGATGCTTGGTTTGCAAGACACGGTGAATCAGAACAAGAAGCCACAGCAAGACAGGACCAAACAAGCAAAGCAGCAATTGCATGGGCTTTGTGGGGCGGCTCTCCAGCACAAAGATGGGTCAAGCAAGCCATCAAACAACTGGAAAAGAACCAGTGAATGACTGGCAATACACTTGTCAATCACTGAAATACACCAATACAACAGGTCAATACACGTAAATACACGTAACCCAATTTGTATTTCGTTTCGGTAGTGTCGATACAATAGCCATATATATACATATATATACAATAATTTTTCTGAAAACTTTTTGAGTAATCACATATATATATATAAACCCTAGGTAATGGACTGGCCAAAACAGCAAGAAATCACTGATATGCTCGGTATACAGGGAACAAAACCCCAATTCCCAACGTGTATTTTCCTGTATTGATATGTTGTTTTGGTGTATTGGACAGTCATTTTTGGTGTATTGGTTCAGTTTGACTGGTAAATATCAAGCACCAGTTGATGTCTGGACTGAAAAATAAACAAAGGCACCTCACCAAGATGAAGTGCCAGAGTAAACAACAACAATTCTACAAACAAACATACATTTGCATAATCATTGTAACACAATGAACCAATGTATCAACTTTGTTTCTTTCTCCACATTCTGGATTTGTGTTGGTTGGAATAGTATTGTTCATAGTCACAATCTCTGCATATCTGTGCAATCCGTTTTGTGAATCCTTGGTGTTGGTTCGCTGCTGTTAGACCAAGATGTTCCATGATTTGGATTGTGGTGGCAAATCCACTGTTGTTCTTGATACACTCCAACACTTTGAATGTCCAGGGGTCATCAATGATGAATGACTGTTGGTATTCCATCAATGTTTCTTCACTTTCTTCTTCCAACCACCAAATGATGTTTTCACGATACCAATGAAGTGCTTCTGCCCAAAGTTGATCTCTGTTTTCATGAATGTATTCTGTCTCAATCTTGGCACCCACTTCCACAATCCAAAATCTGCGCTCCGGTCCATCACTGAGGAATTGATAGTCATTGGTCGATGCTGTGAACACTGTTCTGCGCTGTCTCTGCACTGGCATTTTGGCATAGGCTGGTCTGTATCTGTCACTGGCACTGGTTAGAAACTGTTTTGCATTTGCAGCGGTCTTTCCTTGTAGTGCATGCATTTCTGCCAGTTCCCAAATCCAAACACCGGACTGGTGCAGCAACTCATATGAATCTTTGTGACTGATGTTGATGTTGGAATCACTGAACCATTCTTCACCGGCCAACAGTTTCAGTGCAGTTGATTTCCGCATGCCTTTGGGACCCACCAAGACCAAACAGGTATCCATTTTGCAACCCGGTTGCATAATCCTTGCCACACATGAAATGAACCACTTGACTGACATTTCATTGACCAATCGTTCACAGCCATTTGGAATCTTGGCATGCAATACATCTTGAAAGAATGGTTCAATTCTGCGTTCACCATCCCATTCCGGCAATTCCAGCAACCATTGCTTGATTGGTTCAATGGTTCGTTCCTCTGCAACCATGATGACTGATGCACGCAATGCTTTGTCAGTTACCTTGTATCGGTAATGTTCTTCAAACTCCAATGCAATCCGTTCCAATGTCACATCACTGACCATCTCACCATTCAACAAGATTTGATCACTGTGTTCATTGTATGAAAGTGTTGAATACCGTGGGTCATTGCGTAGAATGCTGGCTGTGTTCCATCGACAGTTCAATGGTATCATTATATTTGTTCCTTTCTTTGTAACTTTTCGCAACAAGTCCCAAGTGTCAATGTCTGCTTCTGGTGGATTGCCTTTGTTCTCCACTGTCAAACCAGTTGCTTCTTGTGCAAGTTGAATCAATAGTTCTGTTCTTTGTTTTTCTGTTAGATGTTTCAGTGTCATTTCTTTTGCTCTCTGTTTGTATGTTTGTTGTGTTTGTTTATATTGTTGTGTTTTACTGTGATATAAAGTTTGTTTGTTTACAAAAGGTCTTCAAAGCGACCCCACCAGCCACAGGAATTGACATGGTTGCATGTTGGCCACTTGTAAGTGGTTGGAATGGATGGGTCAATGGAAAAGTGTACACTATTTCTTCCACATTGTGGACATTGAATGTAACGCGCTTCAGAACCTTGGATTGTTGCACCAGTTTTCCCGGCAAATGCCAATCTGAATTGTGGGTCCATCATCACTTCATTGATTGATGCCTTGCCATTGTTGTACACCTTTGGCTTGTATACTTTCTTGACTGGTGTTTTGACCACTACATGTTCATAGTCCAAATGAAATGGTCTGCCAACACTCCATGCTGTTTGATGGAAGTTCAATGGGTTCATTGGATGATGTGCAACCATCTCTGGACTGGGTGACTTGGGTATTCCATATCGAAAATATCCACGCGCTCTGTCATTCAATGCTGCACTGTCTGGTTCACCTTTGCCAACAATCTTGTCCCAAACTTCTTTTGCTGCTACACTTGCCCGGTCCCAATGTTTGGCTGGAATGGGTTGTGCCAGTGGCAAAATGATTCTGTATTTGTGATGATGTGGTTGGTGAGAAAATGAGGTATGTGCAATCACATGGTATTCATGAAACAATCGCCATGTGCTGAAAGGGGTTGCACCATCATCAATGTCGAAGACCAAGAACCAAATCAGATTTGCATTCTTTCCACTGCGCTTTTGATAGTCGTATGTGGTTGGACTCCACAAGGGCAAATCTTTCTTTTCCTTGGTGGTGGTTTTGTTTGGTGTGTTGGTGAATCCCTTGCAAAGGTCATGGAATGCCAGTTGGTGTTCTGTTCCCTGTGTCCAAGTCAAGTTCTTGAATGTTGTAAATCTCCAGCGGTCTAACATAGTGTATAAATCCTCCATTGGGTGTGTGGTTCTTCTTCTTTGCTGCAATACCAGTCTTCTGCATGGACACAAACAACTTGATTGTCATCTTCCCACACTCTGGCTTTGGTTAGGACATCCAGCACCATTTTGATCATGTTGTCAATGTCCGGTTTTGTGACCTTTGGTATTCTGGCCACTGTGTCTTGTTTTCTGTTCAATCTTCCTGGTCTTTTGTGGCAGAATGTCATGCTGACTTTGATTGGACCTTGTATTGGTTCATGGTCAATCTCAATGGCTTTCAACATCTCTTTCTGATACTGGACTGACTTCTTGGGTGTGTATGCTCCCCACTTGGACATTCTAGGCCGACCCAAAGCAACTGGGTCAGCATGGAATGTTCCTTGGCTGTGCAGGCACCACATCATTGTTCCAACTCAATCTGTGCGCACCATGCATCAAACAGAGGTGGCCAACCGGCTGGACTGATTGCCTTGGTAATGCGTTGCAGTGTGTGGATGGGTGGCCAACTCTCTGAACGCATCCACTTGAAAATGACATATCGTGAACAATTGGCCATCTCTGCAATCTGTTCAACTGTGAATGGAGTGCTGGCAATCGTTTCACGCAACATTATCCCAAACTGTGGCTTCTCCAATGCATTGATTTTTCTTTCTGCCCAGTCAATCATTGTGATTTGGCTGTCGAAATCAAAATTGGTATATGTCACACCTTTATACTTGATAACTGCTTGCCATACCCATTTTTGATATATTGGGTGCTCATATCGTTTGACCACTCCAGCACGGAAACCATTGACAACAATTGGAGTGTCATCTAGTGTTGGAAACTTCTTGCGCGCTGCGGTCATACCATGTTCTGCAATGTATTTTCTTTGTGTTCTTGTCATTGTACACCTCCATAAACTTCAATCATTTCAGCAATTGTCAGTATGGTTGATCCAGTGTCAATGATGTCTGTGTAATAACTGAAGTCATCAAATTCATAAGGATTGCCATCATCAAAATCAATGTGAAATTTGATTTCACTTTGGGGATGTGTTTGCAGGTACTTTTTCCAAGTTTTTACAGCAACATCTATTTGTAAAAGATTAAAAACCCCACGCGCCCAATTATCTTCTATCCCATCATTATTGATTCTAGCCACTTCAATCCATGGCACTTCCTTTTTGAAAGCAAGATGGTCAATCACTTCCAATACTTTATGATTAAAATTTTCAAGTTTGTTGTTTTTCATTTGTTACCTCTCTGGTGTAGTTGTTTGTATTGTCCATCTTTGAAGAATAATGGTGTTCCATCTGGCATATTTCCAATGTGTTTGTCTTGTTCTGTGGTGATGTCTGGTTCACATGGTCGCCTTTTGTTGGCAAGCATGTATCCTTCATCAATTTGAAGAATGTCATACATCCATTCACCAGTATTAACAAAAGATACTTTGTTGATTGCTTTTGTCTTTAGTCGCCTTTTATTTGCAATCATGTAATCACCCGCTATGTAAATGATGTCATACACAAAACCATCACTATAGAAACTAGGTACTTTGTGCATTACTGCTGTCTGGAATGTGTGCCAGCAAAAGTTCTTTGAAAGTTTCATGTTGTTATCCTTGGTTGAGAATGGGGGCAATCATTATGTTGTGGTATATTCCCCAGTGTTTTTCTTGTGGGTAGTGTTTCAGCATCTTGTTGATGATGTTCAGCAGTTGTGCATTGGTTGGTTTCTTGGTTCCATCCAAGATGGCTTGCAATGTTCCATGAAAGATGTTGGTCTGTCTGGACAGTTCGATTGTTGACCAGCCCAGTTCATCCATGTATTTTTTGATTTGCTCTGGTGTAGTCATCACAACTCCATGTCAATTTTTTGAATGTGAACAGTCAAATGTGGCTTGTGTTTTGCCAAATACTTTTGGAAATCAGACCATGATAAATCCTCACAATCCATTTGTCCTTTTGCCCATCTTTCTGCGCTTTCTCTGGTGTAGAACAGTTGGCTGTGTGCATCGCGTAACTTGTCTGAAATCACAATCAAAATATACAAACTTCTGGTTCTCATTTATCCCCCATCATTTTCATAATGATTGTTGTAAGATGTCCAATATTGCTTTCCACTCTGTTTTTCTCTGCAATAAGTTCTTGGTAACTGAGATTTGTTTTTTCAATAGTTTGCAACTTCAAATGAATCTGCCATGCTTCTTCATAGAGTTCTTGTCTAAATTGAATAAGTTCTTGCAATGTTTTGTTCATCATACCCCCAGCAACCAAACAAGAAATGCATAAGCAAGTGGAAAAGAACAGAAGACTGCTGCAAACAGAAGATGACAGCAAATGGTTTCAAATAGTTTGTTCATTTTGTACCTCGTTGAACATATACACTTGATTGTGTATGTTCATATATATGCACAGTTGGCATTGATATGTCAACATTATTTTTTCAATGTGTTATAATGTTGGCATGAAACATCTTCTAATGAACCGACATGACCGAATGACTTATGGTGAACAAAATTTTGAAAAGTATGTTCTGCCATTGGTGCAAAACAAGTTTCCTGGTGTCTGGCACTCGTGCAATGGACTTCCATTGGATTATGAACATGGCATTGACTATGTGGTGATCAATGGTGCGCACATGACAACCATTTCAGCGCGCATTTGGATGGGCATGCCAAGACAATGGTTTTCATTGAGATGGAAGCGAACCAGCGACCCATTCAGAAAGTTGGAATTGCAATCAAGACTGGATGCCTATCTGCACAATGGAATGTTGTCTGATTGGACCATCGAGGGATTCCATTTGAATGGTGAAAGTTATATTGCAATGGTGCCAACCATCAAGTTGATGGAAGTAGTTGCCAACCACTTTGAAAGTCTGAACATCTTCATGATTAACAACAACAACAAGGACCACACCATTTTCAAGCGCGTTGGTTTCTATGATTTTGGAATGGATGAAGTGGTGCAGAAGGTGATTGCAAGGATTTAGTTTTTCTGTTCAATCACTCTTTTGATATCCTTGACATCATCTTTGATCACATCGACTTCTTTATTGATTTCTTGAAGGCTGATTGTCAATGTTCCCAATGACTCTCTGTACATTTCGCGGTCTTGATTGTGCGAATCAACAATTTTGTCAATCTGATTCATGTGTCGATTGACCCACACTGGAACATTCTTGGCAACCCACTTGCCAATTGCAAACAATGTGATGACACACAAAGCAAGTGCGGCCACAGGTCCAGTCAACAGTTGATACATCAATTCTTCAGTCATTGTGATTGCTCCCACTTCTGAAGCCCCACTGCCATTCCAATTGCAATCTGACTGGCACCAAAGGCATTCAGCAAGTCCATGTGTGTGTCCATGAAGATGGGTTCACAACAGATTGACACTGGCTTGCCCACTCCTTTGATTGTGTAGAATGCATTCTTTGTCCAGTTGTCTGGTTTGCACTCTATTGTTTTAAACTCTCTGATTGTTTTGATACTGGAGCGCATGCCATCACACAGTGCATTGGCCAATTCCTTTCCGGCTGTGCTTCGATGGTCATGAAAGAATGCACCATAACTGCCACCACCGGCATTCAGGTGCATGGCCAGATATACCATTGGTTCATCATATCGGCTTGCATAGTCATTGACCCTGGCATGTCTGCTTGCATAGGAACCATCACACAATGGTATTACCTTGTATCCCATGTTGATCAAACGCATTTCCAACATCAAACTGATATATCCAGTCCAATGTGCTTCCAATTCATCACTGGCAATGTCTCCATCACCATTGATGTCCACCGAAGCACCACGGTCATCTATTTTGCTAGGCTTGCCGGCATGTTGTCTGTCTATGAAAACTATCATGGTTTCATACTATCACATTATAAGTTCCATTCATGAAACTGTTCTTGGGTTCACCAGTGCATTGTCTTCCAGGTGCAGAACAAATCGCCATTGGCCACCACTCCAATTCTTGGAAACAATTTGGCACTTGTGGTCAGTCAATCCCAATCGTTCAGAAGTGAATGAAATGATTTCACCAATTTCCAAATATCCAAACTCTGGAAATGCAAACACCTCAACACCCATACCACCCAAACCACTCATTCTGATTTTATCGCGTGCGATTCTGTAGGCTGTGTGCATGTCCCAAACAAACTCCAGTTCCAAAACCGTTTCACGCAATCCAAATCTTGAATAAGACAGGTCACTGACTGGGTCGCGTGCAATGAATGGGTTCTGCAGTCCACTGTGTTCTGGGTCAATCGTGATTGTTGAAAGATAGTGTTCTAACCGACCAGTGTAGCCATATTTGATTGTGACCTTGTTGATTGGTTCATTTCTCAATGGTTGCAGTCCGGTTCGCACCTCAAACTTTCCAGATTCCAGAATGTGGTGTTGTGCTGGAATGTGGTCTTGAGTGAAGTACAAGTTCAAACGCGGTTCCAATCCTTTTGGCCCGGCAAAGACTTCAATTGGCAAATTGGCCACAATGTTTTCTTGGAACCAATCCAATGCAAGACCACCGGGGTCATTGATATATCCGGCAAACTTGTATTTGTTCAGAACTGGCAACAATCCAATCCATGCTTCCTTGTTGTATTGCAATCCAGTCTTCTCAAGAAGATACAAACACAGATTGCCAGCAACACCAAGTGATTGGCC